CAGTCCAAAAGAGATTGCAGAAACATCTACACAGATGAAAAAATTACTTGCTCTACGTGAGCAGCACAAAGCAGCTTATATTGGTTACAAACAAATTGAAAAGCGCATTGAATTTTTAACCAATAAGCACAACCGCGGAGAGCAATAATGAACGATATTAGCACCATTCTTAAAACGTTAGACTCATTAAACACTCCCGATACAATTACAGAAGCTCCTACTCCACCTAGTACGTTTGTTCCAACACACTTTCACAAAAGTAATTTGTTTGGAGCAAAAACTAAACTTATGTGGCACAATGGAAAATATTGGGTAATGCGAGCTCCGCAAGGTACTGATGGTAGTCCAAGTCCAAAAAAAGAAATTCAGCAATGGTTTCCTGGACCAGGGGGCTATAGTCGTAATGCAATGAATCCCGGAAGTGTCGACGGTGAGTATGTCGACGGTAAAGCTAAAGAATGGCCAGAGGGCTATGAACACGAGCAATGGCTTGCAGATAAAACAGCAGGCAAAGCAACAGGTGTAGACGGTCCAGCAGATGCAGCAGCCGGAGCAGCGCCTAAAGAAAAAACTGATGGTAAGTTAAAAATGTCAGATGGTCGTACGTTTTACAGAGACCAAACAAGTCAAGTAGAACTTAATAAACATGCTGCAAGACTAGTAAAACGACTAGACGAATTAGTAAAAAAGATGAACGAAAGTATTCCGAATAGTTTAAAAGGATACTTGTCAGAAAGCGATCGTGGACCGCTATTACTAGAAGCACTAAATGAAGTTGAAACAGCGGAATTACAAAGAATTTATAAAGACCTTGAAGCAATTGCTAACTTTACAGATGATCAAGGTCCGCTAATTAGCGACAAGAACGTATCGCTTTTAAAACAAAGACTAGCTAGAGCAAAGCCAGCAATAGATGCAGCAGGTCCTGGTGATCCAAACCTTGCTCCAAACACTGAACCTAAAAGTGATGGAGAAGAAGTTACTAAAGGAACTTCTGGTAGCTTAGAAGCATTTGCAAAATCAGGCAAAGGTGGACTTGCTAATGATAGAGACGAAGTAGAAGCTATTAAAGAACTACAGCAATATCTACAAGAATTAGGGTTTGATCCAAATGGTGTTGACGGCAAGTATGGCCCTGGCACTAAGAACGCAGTTAAAGAATTCCAAGCATTTACAGGCGCTAAAGCAGACGGCGATGCAGGTCCAGAAACTATTGGTAAAATTATTAAACTACGCAGTATTAAATGGGGCAAGGGCGGCAGTAAGTCGTTTGCTGATTTACGCAAAGCACTTACTAGAGCAGAAGAGCTTATTGCTAAAAAAGGAAAAGCAGCACCTAAAGCAGAAGGTCTTGATTTTCGTGGCTTGATTAATCTTGTAGAGTTTACACTTAATGAAGCATTAAGTGACGAGGAAGCAAAAGAATTAGATGCACTAATTGCAGAGTTAAGTGAACTTTCAAATGACGCTGAGTGGATGCAAGTGCTACCACCTGAAACTACTAAACGTATTAGCGACATTGCTGCACAAGGTAGAACAACAGGTAGCGACAAAACTGACGATAAACCGGCTGACGAGAAAGATGGACCGGCTGACGACAACGAACAAGTAAATCTTGACACTGCTAGTGCAGTAGAAAAAGCAAAAGCATTGCACGAAGGTTTAGACGGCTTAGGCACAGATGAAGAAGCAGTATTAGCAGTATTAGGTAGTATTGCAGACTTTAAAGAATGGAATACTGTTAAGAGTGCGTTCTTACAGCTTTATAAACAAGACTTGCAGGACTGGCTCGATAGTGATACTTCATTCGGTGATCAAGCGAATATTACAGCAATTATTAACCGTCTTGAAAAGAAAGAAGCAGACGGTGCATTAACTGTTGACGAAATTAGTACATCACAAGAAGCAGCCCAGGGTCTTTATGACGCAATGAAGGGCGGCACAGGTATTGGAACAGACGAAGAAACATTACTTGCTATACTAGGTAAGATCAGTACTAGACAGTTCGACGAAGTAGTTAAAGCATACAACAAGATTTCCAAAGGTGCGCATGTGTTAGCACATGTTGCAGATGAATTATCCGGCACAGACTGGGATAGAGCAAACGGTATTGTTAAACGATTTGGATATGAGCTATTAAAAGATGATCCAGGCTTTAAGAAATTAAGTGATGCTAGTGGTGATCCGGCAGATACTGGTAGTACTGGTGCAGATGCTACGCCAGCAGCTGACAAACCAATGACAGCAGCTGAGTTAGATGCAATTGATGTAAATACTCCAGAAGGCGCTGATGAATTCTTAAAAGGATTAATTGGTAATCCAGAATTATTTGGTCAACTTGATGCAGAAACACAACAGGCAATTAAAGACGCTGTCGGTGTATAATGAAGGTTACTGAACTCTACGAATCGCTAACTGAAGCTGGTCTTAAGGACAAGTTGAAAATTGCACTAGCTACTAAAGCTAAGGCAAAGTTAGCTAATGGAAACAGTACTGGATGGTCTGCAGACTTAGCAGCTATTCGAGCAGGAACACATCCTCAAGCTAAAGAAATTATTAGGTATATGGACAACGCTATTAGTGGCAATGGTGATCCTCAAGTAACTCATAAATTAGTTATCGGCCTAATGAAGACTATTCTTGAAGGTATTAAGGCTGATAAGAATAAAATCAATGATCTTAAACTGCTACCAAAGTTAAAGCAAGAAGTTACTCTTGCTGTCTACGGATTAATAAACAAAAAATATCTCCGCGGAAGTGACCTAAGCGACGGTACACCACTAGGAATGAATACAAATGATCTTATTGCAAAAGCTATTAGATCAAATTCTAGAAATGGCGTAGATCATATTACTAAGCATACTACACACGAGCCTGAAGAAAATCCGGAGCTATAATGGATTTTAGAGAATTAATTAACCTACTAAACGAAGACGGTACAACTGCAATAGGCGTATCTGATATCGATGTAGACCCAGAGATAAGTGCAGCTATTGCAGCAAGAGCATTAGATTTAGCTGCAAAAGGCCGTAACTTATCTAATATAGAAAGAAAGGCTTTACAAGGTTATGTAGAACTTTTTAAAGAACTTATTTCTAATCCATCTTTTAGAGCACGACTAAAAGATATGGTTCGACTACTGGACCAAAAAAACTCCAAAGACAAGTAATAAAAATACCAGTATAATTATTAGTAGATTTCTCTTGACTTTTAGTGCAATATACTATATAATAAATTAACACACAACAGGAGAACCCTAACATGAGCGATCGTACCTACGGTGCAGAAGAAAAAGCAAAACTCGAACGTCTTGTTCAAGAAGGCGTAACAGTACTACAAGAAATCGAAGACCTTAACGCAGGTCTTAAAGATACTGTAAAAGCAGTAGCAGAAGAACTAGATATGAAACCAAGTCTTATTAATAAAGCAATCAAAGTTGCACAGAAACGTGATTGGGAAAAGCATCAGGATGCGTTTGATGATCTCGAAACGCTTGTTGTTACTGTAGGCGTAGACAAGTAATGCAAAAAATAAAAGAATTTTGGGTAACTAGTTACACCAGTGATAATACTGCTTTCTATTTTGAACTTGTTAGTTTTATATTTACTGTTGCAGCTAGTCTTACGCTTGCACTAACAGCAAACGATCCTAATATGCTATTAGTGTATCCAGGATTCTTAGTAGGCAGTGTGACACAATGTTACGCTGCGTATAGAAGAGGTGCAGCTTGGGTCATGCTGTTAACTGGATACTTTGCAATTGTTAATGTATTTGGTTACGGAGTAGCAAGTGCATGGTGGTAGAAAAGAAACCATACCAATGGTTAGCGTGGATAGCGACTGTATGTTTAATAACAGCCGCTATACTAGCTGCATTTAATGTTTACCCTTTGTACATTTGGGCATTTATTATTAGTAACAGTTTATGGATTATAATTGGATATCTGTGGAAAGAAAATAGTTTACTATGGATGAACATTGGACTAACCGTAATTTATATCGCAGGATTAATTCTGTAATAAGTAGTAATAGCACCAAAGCAATAATGCTGGTAAGTAGATGGTTAGTTGGCCAGAAGCAACAAGGAGAAATGAATGCCATACGTTGACGCGATGTTTGATCGCGACCAAGATATTATCCGTGTAGTCGAGCGCCGTGATGGAAAGAGACACTACACAGAATACCCCGCAAAATATACATTTTATTATAAAGATCCTAAAGGCAAGTACAAAAGCGTTTATGGTGATCCGCTGAGTCGTATTGTGTGTAAGAACACAAAAGACTTTCGAAAAGAAGTTGCTATTAACAGAGACAAAGAACTGTTTGAAAGTGACATCAATCCTATCTTCCAGTGTCTAAGTGAAAACTATCTTAATCAAGATGCTCCAAAAATGAATGTAGCGTTTTGGGATATTGAAACGGACTTTGACCCAGAGCGAGGGTTTGCTCCAGTTGAAGATCCGTTTATGCCAATCACTGCTATTACAGTATGTTTGCAGTGGCTTGATAGTATGCTGGTTACTGTAGCAATGCCTCCTAAAGGAATACCGTTAGAAGAAGCAACCGCAATGTGTAAAGCACGTTGGGGCGATAGTGTTGTACTGTTTCCGAACAACAAAGAAGGTGAAGGACAAATGCTTAATATGTTCTTAGACCTTATTGAGGATGCGGACATTCACAGTGGTTGGAACAGTGAAGGATACGATGTTCCATATACTGTTAACCGCATTAAGCGTGTACTCAGCAATGATGATACTCGCCGCTTTAACCTTTGGGGGCAAAAACCCAAACGGCGTGAGTATGAAAAATTTGGCAAGCTAAGTGAAACATATGACACAATTGGCCGTGTACACTTGGATTATCTTAACTTGTATCGCAAATACACATATGAAGAACGTCATACATATCGACTAGACGCTATTGGCGAAATCGAAGTAGGTGAAAACAAAACAGTTTATGAAGGCACACTTGATCAGTTGTACAACAATGATTTTGAAAAGTTTATTGAATACAACATTCAAGACGTTGCACTACTAGATAAAATTGATAAGAAACTACGTTTTATTGACTTGTCAAGCGAACTAGCACACGCTAACACAGTGTTGCTACAAACTACAATGGGCGCTGTTGCTGTTACAGAACAAGCTATTGTTAACGAAGCACATCACAGAGGCTTACAAGTACCCAATCGTGCAAAACGTGATGACGAAAACACACAGGCTGCAGGTGCATATGTTGCGTTTCCTAAGAAGGGCTTGCACAAATGGATCGGATCAATGGATTTGAATTCACTGTACCCTTCAGTGATTCGTGCATTGAATATGGCTCCAGAAACTGTTGTAGGACAGATCCGTCCTGAAATTAGTGATAGTCGTGTACACGAAGATATGACTCTTAAAAAGAAATCATTTGCAGGCAGTTGGGAAGGACGTTTTGCAACAGAAGAATACGATGCAGTTATGGAACAACGTAAAGATGTTTCGTTAACAATTGATTGGGAAGATGGACGTTCGGATGTGCTAAGTGGTGCTGAGATCTACAAACTAATGTTTGATAGTAATCAGCCTTGGATGCTAAGTGCTAACGGCACAATCTTTACTACAGAGTTCGAAGGTGTTATTCCAGGTATTCTAAAGCGTTGGTACAGTGAACGTAAAGATCTACAAAAAATGTTAAAGAAAGCAAAGGATGCAGGAAACGCAGCAGAAATTGAATATTGGGACAAAAGACAGCTTGTCAAAAAAATTAACCTTAATAGCTTGTATGGTGCTATTCTTAATCCTGGGTGCCGCTTTTTTGATAAACGTATTGGCCAGAGTACTACACTAACTGGACGTACTATTGTTAAGCATATGAGTGCAGAAGTAAACAAAGTTATTACAGGCACATATGATCACGTAGGCGAAGCAGTTATCTACGGTGACACTGACTCTGTGTACTTTAGTGCATGGCCTACTTTGAAACAAGAAGTAGAAGCAGGTAATATTCCTTGGAGTAAAGAAAATGTTATTTCACTTTATGATCAAGTAAGTGAAGCAGCTAATATAACATTTCCCAAAATGATGCAAAAAGCGTTTCACTGTCCTAAGAGTCGATCAGATGTTATTGCAGCAGGTCGAGAAATTGTTGCAGAAAGTGGATTGTTTATTACCAAGAAGCGTTATGCGGCATTAGTTACTGACATCGAAGGCTTTAGAACAGATGTCGACGGCAAGCCAGGCAAAGTAAAAGCAATGGGCTTAGACTTGCGTAGGTCAGATACGCCTGTGTTTATGCAAGAGTTCCTAAGTGAGCTATTACTTATGGTACTTACTGATAAGCCACGTGAAGATGTACTTGAACGCATTACTGTGTTCCGTCAACAGTTCCATGAGCGTCCAGGTTGGGAGAAAGGTAGTCCGAAACGTGCAAACAAAGTTGGACACTATCGTCGCCTAGAAGAAAAGCAAGGCAAAGCAAACATGCCCGGCCACGTTCGTGCATCGCTTAACTGGAATACACTCAAGCGTATGAACGGTGACAAGTACAGTGAAGAAGTTGTAGACGGTATGAAAGTTATTGTTTGTAAGCTCAAACAGAATCCATTAGGTTATACTAGTGTTGCATACCCAACAGACTGTTTAAGATTGCCAGAATGGTTCAAAGAACTTCCGTTCGATGATACAGCTATGGCTGAAACAATTATTGATAACAAGTTAGACAACTTGATTGGTGTGCTAGACTATCCACTAGAGGATACTAAGCGTCACAATACATTTACAAGTTTGTTTGACTTCGGAGAATAAAGTGAAAATTAAATTAGAAATAGAGTTAGATACAGACAACCTAACAGATCTAGAATTAGTCGACGATCTTATGGACGAGTTGGCTAGCTTTCGAGAAATTTTAGAAACTAAACAACAAAACCTAAATAAAAGACCAGCTAACACAAACAGAAAACCCAAGGCGAAAACATAATGAAGGTAGGATTTACCTGTAGTACATTTGACCTGTGTCATGCGGGACATGTTCAAATGTTGCGTGAAGCAAAAGAACAATGCGATTATTTAATCTGCGGATTACAGGTTGATCCTAGTCAAGATAGA